GTCCGAATCCGTGTGGGGAGAAGCCTGGTGTCGCGCTGGGCGACTTGCCTACCTTTAGCCACCATTTCTTGCCCTGGTAGTAGCGGGTGACTTCGGGCTTGCGGGCTGTCGGCTGGTCGTCGTAACGATCCAGGAACAAGGCTTCTTGGCGTTCATAGGATCGGTAGCCTTCGCTGACGGCGCGGATCGTGACGCCCGCTTTCTTGGCGTCGTCGTACATGACATTCATCGCGAACACGAAGCCGCCCCAGTACTGCATCGAGAACCAGCCTGTGCCGCCGCAGCTGAGACGTGCCAGCGCTTCGCTAGGTAGCCGACCGTTGATGTCGACAAGCGGCGCGGGTACGACTAGACGCTTGTAGGGGTAGGGGATGTCTGCCATGTCATAACCTTAGTAAAGGGTGTGACCCTGGATGCGGGCGGTCATCCAGGGCCACGATCTATTCGTCGCGCCGCCCGATGATCGGCTGGACTGGTTCGCCTTGTTTTGCGGCGATGCCGTTGCCAACTGCGTAGCCGACGATCATGGTGATGATGGGTGTCCCGGTCGCCTGGTCGATCGCATCGAAGATCATTAGAACGGTAATGCAGACGAGCGCGACTAGGGCGATGGCTGCTTTTGACGGGTTAGCGATTCTCATGTCAATTCGATCACGGCGACGAAGCGGATGCTGTCGTTAGTTGTCCATGAGCCGCCGGGGATGGTGGCGCTCATATTGGTCGACTGCAGGTATGTTCCCGCTGCGTTGTTAGCGCGGACTAGTAATGCTGTTCCTGCTGCGTTGACTTCCCAGCGGGCGACGAAGACTGTGCCGTTGGCTACGACGCGGGCTAATCCTGCGGGCTGGTTAGTTGCTGTCCAGCCCGACGGGAGACCGATCGTGATGTCGCCTGTGACAGCGCTGGTCGAGCCGAACACGAACTCGACCGAGATGAAGCCGATCTTGTTGAACTTGTAGTACTTGCTTGTCCATGTGGTCGCGTTGCCTTTGCTGATGTTCGTAAGCGTGGCCGTGTAAGCGATCCAGTCGCCGAGTTCGTTCATATCAGCTGCGGTCAATGTTTGTCCGACGGTGAATGATCCTGGTGTTGTCATGTGTCTCCTTTAGAAGCCGAGTTTGTTTTCGTCTAGTTGGCCGTAGTTGGCGTCGTTCAGTATTAGATAGGCGTTCAGGTCGCGTGGTGATAGATAGACGGTGTAGTAGATGTCGTCTGGGGTGATCGTAATGTTGACGCCTTCGGTGACGCTTTTGTAGGTCGAGCCACGAAACTCGAATGTGCAGGATCGGGCGACTTGGGTCTGCGACTGGAAGAAGCCGAGCGCGTCGCCTTTAAGCAGCGCGTCCATCTGTGTCTGTGATGCCATTGAGAAACTGAAGCCCGCGATTTCCGAGTCTGTGTTGCTGAAATTGTTGACTAGATACTGGGCGTGGCTTAGCGCCTGGCCGTTTGTGTAGTCGAGCGATGGGACGGTGAGGCCGTAATAGGTGGATCCGTTCGTCGCGACTTGTGTCGTGAGACCCTGGGGCTGGACGGTGACCTGGGTGTAGTGGTTATCTTGCCCAGATGTGAAGAACACTTTGTCGTAACGGATAGCGGTTATCGGCCCGGATAAATTGTCTGTCGCGATGAAACTGCCGGAAAGTTTGTTACGCGGAAAGAAGTCGACGGTCGGCGATGTCGCTGAAGTGTTGCCGTATTGTCTGATTCGGCCATACTCAGTCCCTGGGATCAGTTTGTTAACCAGGTCGAGCAGGTTGCCCGTGTAGGTCTGGGCTGATGCGATGGATAGCCCGGTCGTGTAGGCGGCGGTGACATTGACCCCGGATGCGACGACTGCATCGTAAGCCTGTTCTGTCGTGTTCTTTTGGGTGAGCGCCTGGGCCGTTAATTGTCGGCGTGCCAGATAGCCGAGCGCGCCTTCGCATGTGATGGTCGCTGTGTCCATGCTTGTCTTGTTGCCGTATTCGATCGCGACGTTGGTGATGCGTCCGATGAAGTAGTTGTATGTGACCGATCCGATGGTCAAGTTGCAGCGGATACGTTGACCGATCTGCGGGTTCGGTGATCCCCAGCCTGTGATGTTTCGGCATTGAATCACCATGCGCGCCGCGTCGTAAGGGTCGGTTGTCCATTGTCGACCCTGCTCGATGTTGATCTCTTGAATGTCGTTTAGCGTGACGTTCGACGCCGAATAAACGACGGACGTGCTGCCCCACGTTGCCATTAGAGAGACCCTGTGACCGGGATCGGGACTGATCCGTTGTTGCGGGCGTACTGTCGAAGCCCACTAACAAACTTGCGCGGATCGTTCGAGACGACCGTGATCTGTCCGATCGAGATCGCGCCCCCGGTCATGAAGTTCGCGCCGTAGGTCTGCCCGAACGATGTTGCTGTGGACTGGATGCTGGAATAGGCGCGGTTCAGTCGTTTAACCATGCCGCCTAGGAATGCCGAGTTAGCCATGTTCGATGCGAGTGCAGCTGCTGTCGGCAGGTCGAGCGACATGATGCCCTGGATCACCATTGGGCTAAGCCCTGCCGCTGACAATTTGCCGAGGTTCTTGGCTAGGTCTTGGATCTGTTTTGCTTGGCCGACGATGTTGCTGGTGAATGCCATGCCGTTTGGGGCTTCGGCTGCTTTGCTGAAATTGAGATACCCGGTGACGACCCCTGCCAGGCTTTTCTGTGCGTTGGTTAATGCTTCGGCGAATCGTTGTGCGTCTGTTGCTGTTTCCTGGAATGATCCGCCCAGGTTGAACGTGTCGTCGGTGACGATCTTTGTCGAATAGCCGAGCGATTCCAGATGGTCGTTAAGGTTCGGGAGACCGACCGAGACTGTCCAGTCGAGCGCCTTAAAGCCGTAGTACATGGCGTCGTAGACGCCGATTAGTTCGTGCTTTAGACGGTTGAATGCGTCGGTCGCGTTCTGTGCCGCGTCTTCGTTCTGCAGCAGTCCGTCTTTGTTTTCTTTCCACAGGAAGCCCAGCCCTGGCAGTTGGCTAGCCATCTCAACGGTCGCGTCGGCTAGACCGAGCATGTCATCTTTGAACGAGTTGATGCCGTCGTTAACTTTCCCCGCAGCATCGTCAATGCTATTGAACGCGTTGACAATGTTGGTTAGGACTGGGATGGTTTTAGTGCCTAGTTCTTCTTTGGACTCGTTGAACTTTTGGTTCAGAATGTCCATCTTGCCCGCCATCGTTTCAGCGTTAGCAGCTGCAGCGCCGCCGAACGTGTCGGACAGTTTCTGCACTACACGCTCGAAGTCGCCGGATGCTTTTGTGGCTTCGTCGAGTGGGATGCCGAGCCTGGTGATCGCGCCGATCTGACCTGTCGCTGCACGACCGAGCGCCTGGGTGACCGATGAAAGATCTCGACCTGTCGCGACGCTGATGTCGACAGCGAGAGTCATGAGCGAGATGGATTCTGTGAGGTCTTCTGTGCCGCGTGCCAGGTTGCCGAAGCCGACGCGTAGTTCCGAATCGGACACGCCTGTCGCCATCTGCATCGCCGTAATCAGTTTCTCAGTCTGGGCGATCTGCTCGTCCGTTGCCCCGGTCGTGTTCTTTAACGCTGTTGCCAGGATCGCTTGTTCGCGTGCATCTTCAGCAGCTGCGTTCGCCATGTCATAAAGGGCATAGCCGACCGTTGTCGCTGCCCCTGCCATCGCAGTCAAGCCCGCAGGACTGAACGCTTTTTTCATTACGAACTGGAAGCGTTGTGCGTTGGTTTCTAATTTTTTGAACTCTGCTTGGGCGGCTTTGAAGCCGCGACTGTTCAGTTCTGACAGGATGGGGACTTTGATGCCGATAGCCATTAGCGCAGGGTCTTTCTGTTGTATTCACGGATTCGCTTGTTGAGCGATTCTTCGATCTCTCTCGATAGTTGTGGTGCGGATCTTTCTACGCCTGGCCACATGGCGCGGGATGCTTGACGTCTGAAACTTTTGAGCGCCGCTTCCTTCTCTAGGTTCTCGATGAGGGTCTGGCGATAGTTGATGACGCGGGTTGATCCGTCTGGCAATTTGCGTCGGCTTTTGTTGCCGCCGTTAGTTTTGCGTCCTGCCATGTCAAAGATGATCCCGGCTGCGTCGCGTTGCTCAACGGTCGCTAGCGGGTAGTCGGTGACGTTGCTGGACTTTTTGCGTGGCCGCTTCAACGAGATGTAAGCCTTGATCTTTCGATCGGGTTGGCCGTTGACCCAGGCTGTTCGTCCCCGCGCCATACGCGACAGCGGCGGTTCGTTAGGTGTCATCTCTTGGGCGTCACGGATCGCGGGTTTGGCTATCTCACGCCAGTCGCGACGGATCTGCTTCATGAGTTCCTTGTCCATCTTTGAGATCTCTCGCAAAGTTTCAGCGAGGCCGACGACCTGCACTTTTGCCATGCTGATTCCTTTCCTTGATGATCTCTAGGACTGTCAATAATTCCTGGTAATCGAAGTCGATCTGTGGTGGGAAGTACCCAGTCACTACAAGCACTTCTGCTAAGAGTCTGCCTGTAGTGCCGGGCGGGTAGGGTTTGCGGGTTCGTCCCCTAGCACTAGGTCGTCGACCTTTGCGATGAAGTCATCGAGTGACGCTGGGACAACGATGCCCGCTTGTCTTGATGCTTCATAGGCTAGGAACGCTAAGTCTTCGAGACCCATGCCCTGGGCCATGTCTGATGCTTTGCGTTTGAATCGACGTTCCCAGGCGATCACGGTCGCTAGATTCGTCTGGACGCTGTGTGCTTCGCCTTGTGTGGTGTGGTAGTTGATGGTGAGTTTCATGGCCGCCCGCTCTCAGATCACGCTTCGGCTTTAACGAGTGTGCCGCCGCGAAACGTCAACTCGACCATCGCCAATTCGCCGACTGTTGAGTTGATCGGTGTGTGCGATTCCAGGTAAGCACCTGTGATGGTGTACTTGGGGGCTGTTGCTGATGGTGTGGTGAGTCCTGCAGCTGTGGGGCTGACTGCGATCGTGGTGGTCGTGCCGACCAGCGGGTAGATCGTGGTTTCGGTTTCGGTCGCTGCGTATGACTGCATGAGCGTTACGGTGAACTCGACGTTAGTCAGCCCCCCCGTGAACTTCCTGGCCGTATCTGCCAGCGATGTGCTTTCCAATGCTTCGACGGTGTAGGTGAGCGTTGCAACTGTCAACTGATCGCTGAGGTTGACGCTGTTGATGGTGCATGCTGCACCAGATAGGAATGTGGCTGTGGCCATGTTCAGTCCTTCTCTTTCTTGGTTTGTGGTTTGTGGGGTTTCACGAAGCCGCCTTCGATCAGCGCTTCCACGTTGATCTGTTCGGTATCGAGTTCTATGACGTCGCCGGGTGTGCCGACTTTGTCGCTGAGTACTTCTACTTTCATTAGTGTCCTTCCCCGCCCATGCGGACGGTCATGCGATAAGCGGGTAGCGCCTGGTTTGAGATGTCGATGATGTCTGGGTTCGCGTCGACGACAACGATCGCCGAGTCCATGATCGCGTCTGCTGTCGTGATCAGATAGTCGACTGCGTCCTGGTTACCTGGCGGGGCTGCACAGATAAGGATGCTGAACGTGATGTCTGCCCAGTTGTAGTTCTTGATGTCGACGTTCGGCGGGTTGACCAGGACTGACAGCGGGCGGGCGTTGCGTGGATCTGTGACGACCGCCAGGCCTAACGCCGTGAGGGATGAGACGAGGTTAGACCTGGCTGTCGCGAATACGCCCGATGCTGACATTAGGCGACCTGTGAACGGTTGACGCCTAGCAGCTGATAGATGCGGCCGAGACTCATTGTGGGTGCGATGCCACCTAGATCTGTGAATGATGCGTAGCCGTCGACCGCGCCGCGTTCACGGTACAGGGTGGCTGCGTACATGACAGCGCCGAGATGGACTGCATGGTTCGGGACGACGGTCATCGAGTCGTGATACCCGGCTTCGCGTCTGCGGTTCCAGCACCAGTCGAGACTTGCTTCAACACAGACTGTCACGAAGTCTTCGTCGTTCTGTGTGGCTGGGTCGATGCCTAGCCAGTCCAGGACGTCTTGGTCGTCGATCCATGTGGGATGGATCGTGTAGGTGAGTGTGCCTGTCGATGCTTGTCGACCTACGTTGGCCCCTGTGCATTTATAGATGACTTGGTAGTTCTGGATGATGTCTGGGTTGAATACCAGGTCGCCTTCGTCGGTGATGTCAACGAGTAAATACGGTTCCATCGAGTAGACGGTGAATGTGCCGTTGAACGGTGCGCCGACTGACGCGATCGTGATGCTGTCCCCCACATCCGTCGGGACAGGCTCTAGCGTCTGGATGACAGCGAAATTGCTGACCAGTTGCTTGTGAGTTATGTCGAACGAATGTGAGGGCGCTGGCATTACGGATCAGGTGAAGTTGACGCGAACGAACTTGCTGGCGTCGATCATGAGCGTTGCGAAGTAGCCGCGCCATGCGATCGTGCGTGACAGCGTTGATGGGCTGTCGATCGAGATCGCGCCCTTCTGCTGTTCGAAGATTTCGAAGCCGGATGCGTCGCCGATGATGCAGGTCGCGGATGCGAAGCCGCGATCGACTACTACTTGCAGACCGAACGCGTTGCCGTTGGGTTGTCCTGGTGCAAGGTTGCCGAATGCGTTCATTGGGCCGATCTGTGGGAACAATGGACGCTTGCTGGTGTCGCTGAGCGCGATGAGATCCTGCCAGATTCCAGGCGCGACGAACAAGTGCGTCGGCAGGTTGCCGTTGGATGCGCTGAGAATGGTGGACGCTGCCGATGCGATGGTGGCTGCCCACACGGACGGATCGTCTGTGTCTGCTGCTGCCATGTTGACGGTCGTGCTTGTGCCAGATCGCAGGTTGTCCGCTGCGTAGTTGTCGGTCTCGTAGGCATAGATGCGGGCCATGTCGTCGAGGAGAACGCCGATGATGTTCGGATCGCTTGTGTCGATGTCAAATTCGGACACGTTGACGTAGCCGCCGAAGACCTGCTTGGTGACCTGGTTGCTGGATACGACCATTGTGCCGGCGGTTGGTGACTGCTCGCTGATCGCTGCGCCGATGCTGCTGTGTGTGGTCACTTCTGGACGGATGAACACTTTGCCACCTGCGGGCATGCCGCGCACGCCGATCGCGTCAACTACTGGACGACGTCCGATGAAGTTGTTGTAGACGGGTGCGATGACTGGGGTGGGAAGCAGACCAGGGGTGTCGCTGGTGACGATGTCTGGTGCAGCAGCGCGGACGGCTTCTGACATGGCTTTCCATTGGTCGCCGCCGCTGAGTGCAGCTGCGATGTATTCGGCCGCTGTTGGCAGTTCGACAACACGGCGGGGCTGAGCGAAGACGATCGGCTGGGTCGGTTCTACCGACGGTGCGGCCGCTTCAATTTTCTCTGGGGTTTCCACTTGGGGATCTCCTTCTTGGGTTGTGGTTTCTGCCTCGACTTGTGCCGGGGCTGGGGTTTCGTCTGTCGCGGCTTGTGCGTAGACAGTTTCGATCTGTGCTTTTTCGCCGAACGCGCCCGCTGTTACGAGCGACAGTTCGTTCCATCGTGCGGCGGTGACGACCATTGTGTCGCCGCGCCACGCGTACTCGATCGGTTCGACGCCGACCGATACTTCGGTGAGGACGCCGTCTTTGATGAGTGTGAGTGCGTCACGTCCTGCGGTTGTGTCGCTGATCTTTGCAGCGAATGACATGCCGACGCCTGGGATGCTGACGCGTTCTGTGACAAGTCCGACTGGGCGGTCTGACATGTGATGCTCTAGCAGTTTTGGGGCTGGGCCGTCTGTCGGTAGTGCGCCTTCAGAAAATTCTACCTTCGTCCCGTCCATGGTGACCGCGGGGACACCATACGGGGCGGCAATACCAATGAATGTGCGGCGCGGCTGGTCGCCAGCAGCTGCTTCTAGTTCGATCTTTTGTGGTGTAAGTCTGATCATGATCCGATCGCCTGGTCTGTTCTGGTGGGTACGCCCACATCTAGCGGGTTGTCTTCGTCTTCTGATTCGTGGGATTCGAATGGGTTTTCGATGAACTGTGACACGTCGAACTCAACGTGGCGGCCGCGTGGAACGATGTCGTCCATGCTCAGTCGTTCCTGGATGCAGTCGAGCCAGATTTTCGTTCCGAACGTGTACAGGTCTTTTCGCTGGTCTTGCTGGTTCGTGTAGGTGATCGACGAGCCTTGACCCTGTGGTGCTGAGATCATTGACGCGGGTACGTTGAGAATGCGTGCCATCTCTAGCGACTGGTATTGCCTGGACTCTACGAGCTGCAACTTGGACGGATCTTGATCGAACGAGACCCACTTGACGTACTCGTTAAGTGCGCCGACTGCGTTAGCGCGTCGAGCCGCTGACCAGCCCGCCGCTAGTTCGCTTAGTTCTTCGGCGCTCATTGGTTCGCCGTTGCCTTGCTGTTGTAGGTAGCCAGCAGCGAACTCGTTCTGGGCGAAGCGTGCAGCGGATTCGTCGAGTCGTTCAGCGATCGTGATGGATCTGTTGTTTGAATACAGGACGCCCCGAATTGGTGAGATGAATTGCACGACGTCGTCGGTGCGTAGTAGTTGGCCGTTGAACTCGATCTGGTTAGATTCGCCCATCCATTGTGGGCCGATCTGATCTGGTGTGCTGATGTCGGCAGCTGGTAGCCAGGTAAAAGATGCGGGCAGTCCTGCCGGGGCTTGTGCGCCGACGCGCTTATAGCGTGATGTCACGACCCAGAATGCGCGGCCGTACATGATGAGATCGCTGATGGTGCTGCCGATAATGAACTGGCGTGTCACTTTCGGATCGGGGCGCGTGAACCAGGCTTCGCCTTCTAGGTACACCTTTCGATATTCTTCGCCGAGCGAATCCCACACAAGTTGATACTGGGTGAGTGCGAGCGATCCTGCGAGCGAAACGTGCAGGTCGTGGGCGCGTGAGATGGCAGGGATAGCCAGGGCGCGTTGTGCGCCATAACCTGTCGTGTAGTTGACAAAGTTGCCGACCTGCGAAGATCCTGCAGCTGCCTTGATCGGGGCTAGCGACGACCCATGCGCGGGCAGGGTGACTTTTTTGCTGCGTTGGAATAATGGCATTACTACCATTATTCGGCTAGTGCAATACCCGAAACAAGGCTTTCTCTGAACAATAGTTTCAGACGGTCATGTCGCAAATACGGCGACTGCTCGATTCCTTGTTTGTGGCCGTGACACCAGGGCGACGCCCCACACAAGCGCTCGACATAACTCGATCGCGCCTGGGCTGTGGGATGAACTGAGCGCGACGCTGCCCCGGTATGGGGCCATGACTGCACGTTCAACGTGTTCGATCAGCAGATTAGATCCGAGATGCTCGACGCGTCCGTCAACGATCATCTGCCGCACAACTTTCGTCCATTGGAAGATCTCACGATGCCCGCAGAATGTGACACGCGCTTTAAGCCGCTGTGGACAATGAATCTCTAACGATGACCCGATCGCAAGTTTGACGGTCGGCTGGCGTGCCATAACTTTCTCTACTTCTTCCCAGATCAGATTCAACCTGGCTACCGTGAACTCGACGGTCGCGACAGCGACGTCCCCGGACATGGCTACGCGTAGACCGTAGAACTTGTCGTCGGTTAGTGAACACTCAACGGCGAGAATGCCGCCGTCTGGCATGACGTCCGTCTTCTGTCGTGCGAATAGTCCGTGTTCTAGCCAGGCGCTCGATGCTGAGACGAACACGTTCCCAGTTGATCGGATGAACTCGTGGATCTCTTTAGCGCCTTTTGAGATCGCCCATTCGCATTCTTCGCGCAGCTGCTTGAAGTCGACTAGCGCGTCTTTGCCTGGATTCGACCACCACCACGCTTCGGGTCTGAGCGGGTCAAGACCTGGCGGCGGCGAGTATTCGGCGAAGTAGAAACTCGACGGCTCACCTTTGTCGATCACGGCCAGGCCCGCGTCACGCCATGCGAGCATCGCTTTAGATGACGAGTCGCCCGCTGTTGATGTCATTAAGAACAACGGATCGCGTCGAGCGCGCTGGGTAGGTGCTAGCCCGCCGTCTAACACTTC